CTATCCTAATATAAACAGCGTCGACATTCCTAGCGTAGAAAATCGGTCAACATTATTGACCTATATATTTTAATTAAAGCATTAAAGACTATTACTTCTGATAACGTTTTATTATCGATAATACAGATTGTATATATTGTAGAGCTCTTAGCTGCAAATTAGAATCGTTCTAAGGGGGTATACCCCAAGAATTGACCGCAATTTTATATATATATATACATGGGACTGTAGGACACCCTTAGACACAGCCACCTATCTGTATCTTGCTAATCCTTTTTTTTTAATTTAAAGATAACTATGGATATAAATACAATTATACACGAAATGCAGCATTACTGGAAAGATCATAAAAAAGTTGTGCTTGGTGTTTTAGCTATTATTATTGTTTTAATAATAGTGTAATGGATTACTTTGAATCTGAAGATCTAAACTCTATTTGCTATATTGAAAAAAAAACCAATAACGTAGTAATTAAGTTTATAGGCTTCCCAAATAAGATGGCATCAGAACTATTTACTGGCTACGTTATGTCAAGATTGGGATTTGAAATAGTACCTGATACTTTTAATCAAAGTAAGATGATCCACTAAATATGGATATAAAGATTCCCTATACACCTCGAAAGCACCAGAGCTATCTACACAAACAAATAGATAAACATAGATGGTCGGTATTGGTGTGCCATCGTAGGTTTGGCAAAACAGTATGTATGATTAATCATTTGATTAGATCCGCCTTATTATCCAAAAAGAAAAGTCCCAGATTTGCCTACATTGCTCCAACCTTTAAACAGGCGAAGAGTATTGCTTGGGATTACATGAAACAGTTTACAGATAAGATCCCTTATATTAAATTTAATGAAACCGAGCTAAGAGTAGATTTACCTAATGGCTCTCGTATTACTTTGCTAGGATCGGAAAATTCAGATGGTTTAAGGGGTATATACCTGGATGGATGCGTCATTGATGAATACGCAAATGTAACCGATAAACTTTTCCCAGAAATTATAAGACCCGCATTATCAGATCGTAAAGGCTACTGTGTCTTTATTGGTACACCCCAAGGAATGAACAATAACTTCTATGAGCTTTACCAACATGCACAAGGAGCAGAAGATTGGTTTAACTATAAAGCAAAATCAAGCGAAACAAAAATAGTAGATGAGGAAGAGCTGGTCAAAGCAAGAGAGATCATGGGTGAAAAGAAGTATCTACAAGAGTTCGAATGTGATTGGATTGCTAATATTGAAGGAGCTATCTATGCAGATGTCTTGGCAAAGATGGAAGATGGAAAACAATTAACACGAGTACCTTACGATCCTGCCTTGCCAGTTTCTACCAGTTGGGATTTAGGGGTGGCGGATCATAGTTCTATTATATTTTTTCAGCAGCTAGGCAGAAGCATTAATATTATTGATTACCATGAGGAGAGAGGTCAAGGATTACCCCACTATGTGCAAATCATTAAAGATAAAGATTATATCTATAAGGATCATTTCGCACCGCATGATATAGAGGTTACAGAATTTAGCAATGGTAAAACTAGAAGAGAGGTTGCTTACCAGCTAGGAATAAGATTTAAGGTTGTTCCTAAAATTCCATTAGAAGATGGCATCCACGCAACCACGATGACCTTACCTCGTTGCTGGATTGATACAGACCATTGCAAAAAGTTAATAGATGCGTTAAGACATTATCACAGGAAGTATATTGATAAGAATAGGATGTTCAGATCAAAGCCTGTACATGATTGGAGTTCACACGCAAGTGATGCCATGAGGTATCTGAGTGTGGGAATACAAGAGATTAATACTAGACAAACTGCTCCGCAACGTGTAGCAGAGAATGAATATAGGATTTTATAATATGAGTTTTTTAATGCCAAAAATGCCAGCTTTACCCCCTGTGCAACCTTTGCCAGAACCACCTTCATCAGAATTATCATCAGCGGAAAAAGAAAAAATCGCAGCAGACCAAGCGGCAAGAGAAAGAAAAAGAAAAGGTCGTAAATCTACAATCTTAACAAGTCCTTTAGGTGTTACAGAAGAAGCAGAATTACAAAAGAAAACTTTATTAGGATCATAGATGTTTGATAAAATTAAAAAGATATTTAAAAAAAAAGCAGAAGATAAAAGAGTTTATGATAAATTAAAAGATCATGGCACAGATATATCTTATGAAAACGAAATTAAAATTTTAGATGAAGCAAAAAAATTAGCTGTAGATGCTACGCCAAAATTAAAAAAATCTAAAGAAACAAAAGCAACTAAATCATCTATGGTGTCAGGACAATAATATGGGATCAGTATTTAAACCAAGACCACCTGCTCCACCACCAACTCCAGCACCCATAGCTGTTTCACCAACATCTGCGGAATTGTCTCAAGCAACAGCAACAAATGCAGATGGTTATGATTCAAGATTAACAAAACGTAAAGGAAGATCAGGAACAATTATAACAGGCTCTCAAGGTATTCAAAATGATACAGTTACCTTAGGTCGTAAAAGTTTACTAGGACAATAATGGCAAAGACAGATTTAACAAAAAATTTATTATCACGATTTGACAAATTAAAAAGTCAAAGACAAAATTGGGAATCACATTGGCAAGATGTTGCAGATTATATGCAACCCAGAAAAGCAGATGTAACCAAACAAAGAGCTAGAGGTGATAAGAGGATGGAACTTATTTTTGATTCATCTCCTATCCAGGCTGTAGAATTGTTAGCCGCATCACTTCATGGCATGTTAACTAATCCTTCTACACCTTGGTTTACTTTAAGATTTAAAGATCAAGATGTTGATACTGAAGATGAAGCAAAACTTTGGTTGCAATCAGCAACCGATGCAATGTACACCGCATTTAATAGATCAAACTTTCAACAAGAAATTTTTGAATTATACCACGACCTTATTACCTTTGGCACAGCTGCCATGTTTATTGAAGAAGATAATGATGATTTAGTGAAATTTTCAACACGACATATCAATGAAGTTTTTATTGCTGAAAATGATAAAGGTAGAATTGATACCATCTACAGAAAATTTAATATTTCAGCTAGAGCTGCGGTGCAAAAATTTGGCAATAAAGTTTCAAGTGATATTGAAGCTACTGTTAAAAAAGATCCTTATTCAGAAATAGATATTATCCATGCGGTTTATCCAAGAGATGATTTCAATCCTACTAAAAAAGATAAATCTAATATGCCATTTGAATCTGTTTACATCGAAGTTAAAACAGGAAACGAATTATCAGTATCAGGATTTAAAGAATTTCCTTTTGTTGTTCCAAGATATTTAAAAGCATCAAATGAAATTTATGGAAGATCACCTGCAATGACAGCATTGCCAGATGTAAAGATGTTAAATGAAATGTCTAAGACAACAATCAAAGCTGCACAAAAACAGGTTGATCCACCTCTACTCGTTCCTGATGATGGATTTCTATTACCTGTTAGAACTGTACCGGGGGGTTTAAATTTTTATAGATCAGGTACGAGAGATAGAATTGAACCTTTAAACATTGGTGCAAATAATCCACTAGGTTTAAATATGGAAGAGCAAAGACGTGATTCTATTAGATCTGTATTTTATGTAAATCAATTAATGATGCAAGATGGTCCACAAATGACAGCAACTGAAGTGATCCAAAGAAATGAAGAGAAGATGAGATTACTAGGACCTGTCTTGGGTAGACTTCAATCTGAATTATTAAAACCTTTAATTGATCGTGTGTTTAGTATTTTACTTAGAAACAATATGTTACCTCAAGCACCAGAATTTTTATCAGGTAAAGATATAGAAATTGAATATGTATCACCACTTGCCAAAGCACAAAAATCTTCAGAACTACAATCGATTATGAGAGCAATAGAAATATTAGGCTCACTTGCAAATGTAGCACCTGTATTTGATTATGTTAATTTTGATAATCTTGTTAAACACTTAGCTGATATAGTGGGTGTCCCGCAAAAAATATTAAAATCACAAAGTCAAGTTAATGCCGAAAGACAAGAAGCACAACAAAAACAACAAGAGATGCAACAGATGCAACAAGTTCAACAACTAGCGAAAGCAGGAGGAGATGTAGCACCATTAGCAAAAGCACTACCTGAAGAAGCCAAGGCTTTAGTCAATGCTGATGTTGCATAGTTATGGGAGAAGCAAACAAAAAACTAGAACAACACTTTAAGAATTTATCAATAAACTATAAAATGATATTCAGTTCAGACGAAGGTAAACAAGTATTGTCTGATTTAGAAAAGAGATGCCATCATCATACTACCACTAATGTAAAAGGGGATAGTCATGAGAGTGCGTATATGGAAGGTCAACGTAGCATCCTTCTATTTATTAAACATATGCTACACAATGATAACGAAAAAGGAAAATAACAATGTCAAACGAACAGATAACACAGGAAACTGTGCCTGTAGAAACGACAACTCCCTCTACAGCACCAGAAGAAATAAAAACAGAAACTAAAATAGAAACACCTATATCAGCTACAACTGAGCAACCTACTACAGTAGCTAAATCTTGGAAAGACGCAATTTCTCAAGAGTATAGAGATGACCAAAACATTCAAAAGTTTACAGAAATAGATGCGTTAGCTAAAAGTTATATTAACGCAACTAAAATGATTGGTCAGGATAAAATGGTTATCCCAAATAATAACTCAACAGACGATCAATGGAATGAAGTTTATGAAAAATTAGGCAGACCTGAATCTGCGGAAAAATATAAACTAGAAGCTAAATCTGATGTTGTTCCTATGGATGAAGGTGCAATCAAAACCTTTGCCGAGCAATCTCACAAATTGGGTTTGAATAATAAACAAGCTCAAGGCATATTGGAATTTTATAAAAACAGTATGGAAGGTACAGCTAAACAGGCTCAAGTTGATACTGAAACAGCTCAAGCTCAATCTACTCAAGAGTTAAGACAAGAATGGGGTAGAGATTTTGATGCTAAAATAAAACAAGCTGCATCATTAGCTAAAGCTAATATCAATGCAGATGTTTTAGATATGCCACTTCAAAATGGAACAAGACTTGGAGATCATCCTGAAATTATAAAAGGCTTTGCAAAAATAGCAAACATGATGTCAGAGGATAAAATTTTATCTACTGAAAGCGAAAATGTTAATGTAGGTAAAGATTTAGAATCTGAAATTGCTACTATTATGAATGATCGCAAAGGACCTTATTGGAATAGACAGCATCCCGATCACGATAAATCGGTGCAACAAGTTTATACTTTAAGAGAGATGGCTAATAGTAATAAATAATTTTAAATCCCTTGTGTTATGATTAAATTTAATGTAAGGGATTTAGTATAAGACAATTCGATAAGAACCTTATTGATTGCAAGAAATAATACTGCGGTCTAACAGACCTTAAATGCAAGAGATGCCTATCTATCAGATGGAGAACCTTTCTGAATTTTTTAATAATAACAATAATAATGGAGACAAATTATGTCATCACAAATAACAACAGCATTTGTTCAGCAATATTCTGCTAACATTCAAATGTTGTCCCAACAAATGGGATCATTATTAAGAGACAAAGTCAGAGTTGAAAGCGTTGTAGGAAAAAATGCTTTTTTTGACCAAGTTGGTTCAGTTACTGCTCAACTAAAAGCGAGTAGACATTCGGACACTCCTCAAATAGATACACCTCACTCAAGAAGAAGAGTATCTCTTGCGGATTACGAATTCGCTGATCTAATTGATCAACAAGACAAAGTACGTCTTTTAATTGACCCGACATCAACTTATGCTCAAGCCGCTGCTATGGCAATGGGAAGAGCTATAGATGATGTTATCATTGCTGCTGCAACTGGTACTGCCTACACAGGTGAAACTGGTGCAACATCAACTTCAGCTCAAACAGCTATTGCTGCTGGTGGAACTGCGTTAACTATTGCAAAATTAAGAACTGCTAAGCAGACTTTTGATTTAGCTAGTGTTGACCCTTCGATCACTAGACATATGGTTGTTAGTCCTGAACAAATCACTGATCTCTTAGGAACTACTGAAGTTACAAGTTCAGATTTCAACACAATCAAAGCATTGGTTAATGGTGAAATTGATACGTTCTTAGGATTTAAATTTACTACATCAAATAGACTTGCAAAATCTGGTAATGACAGAACTTGCATAGCCTTCGCAGAAGATGGAATCACTCTAGGAATCGGAAAAGATATTTCCGCAAGAATAGACGAAAGAGCTGATAAATCTTATGCCACTCAAGTGTACTACTGCCAAAGCATTGGTGCGACTAGAATGGAAGAAG